ATGGTACAGATCAACACTCCCGATTACGGTTCGGTATTCTTCAACGGCGAAAGTTTCGATGATCTTCGCGGGGTAAAGTCCACGAAGATCAAGCAGGGTTATGCCGCGATTGTTCACGGTCGTGATTTCCCCGGCGATGGTCTGGGCGGTTTCTATCGATGGGACAGCGCGTCCAGCGTTGAAGACGACAACGAAACCGTGCTTGCGCCATCTGATGGCGGGCCGGGACGTTGGGTCAAGGTAGCAGTCGGTCAGGTCGGCCCCAAGGGCGAAGGCGTCGCAGGTCCACAAGGAGTCCCCGGTCCCGTTGGCCCGACCGGTCCCGCTGGTGACGCAAAGCTCATTCCGACCATCGCAGCCCTGAAGGCACGCACCTTCACCGTGGGAGACACGGTCTCAACCGCGATCTATGGCGGCTCTGTCTGGAGCATCGTCAAGAAGGTGGAGCTTCAGCCGGATTTCTACGGCTCTCTCACACCTTCCGGTTCCGACAGCAGCGTAGTCGATTATGACGACGAACTTCATCTGGTCGTCAACCTGACGGACGGCACCACCGGCATGGCGGAGCTACAGCTTGGCTCTGTCTCCGGATACGTTCAGCAGCTTTACACCAAGCAGTATGCGCAGGTGATCGCCCGCCTTCGTCAGGCTGCATCGTTGAGCGTTGCTGCCACGGTCGTCTGCTACGGCGATAGCATCACGTTCGGGCAGGTCTCCGATCCCGATTTCCCCGGCGCGAACCAGACTCTCAATCAGCCCACCGGCTATGGCGACGGTTCGATCCACCACTTCAACCAGTTGGCGGGACCATGGCCGGAAACGATGAAGTCGTTCGCCGATCAGGTGTTCGGCGTGAACAAGGTCGCGGTCATCAATCGCGGCTACTCCGGCGACCGCGTAGGTACGTCCTACCGACGTTCTCGCTTCCCGGTAGGCCAGACGATTTCCTACATCGCGCTTGGCACAAACGATCAGTTGTTCGCCACCAGCAATGGCACCGATCAGACCGGGCTCTTCAAGACCGATGATGGATATGGCGGCAGCTACGCCTTCATCCGCTTTACGGGCGCGTACCGGAAGTACATCTATCGAGAAATCCTGCGCGGCTCTGTGCCGATCATCATGACGCCTGCGCCCCACGTGAGCCTTCTCGGCTATGACGGCACCAATCGCGCTGCCGCCAAGGTTCTGGCTTACTACAACAACGCGCTGCACGCGCTTGCGGCTGAGTTCGATCTTCTTGTGCTCGATGGTGCGGACATCCTTGGGCAATACGCGAACGGAGACGTGACCACGGACGGCATCCACCCAAATCCCATCGGCGCGAACATCATGGCGGCGCGCGCCATTGCCCCGCTGGTCGGACGCGGGTGGCATAACCCGGAAGTCATTGTCGGCGAGCGATCCCTGACAGCCAGTGTTCTGTCGGAATCTATTGAAGGGTTCGGCGGCGCAGAAGTGACGAACGTTCCGAACACGAACTCTCGTGGCCGTCCATTCAGCGATAGCAACACATCTGCGCTCGATCTTGTGCTGAGCGGAGAGACGGGGCGCATCTACTACTCGTTTCGCCTCGATGAAGATCAGAAGGCAGTGCTCCCCATCGGGGCAGCGAACGCCAACACCACTTTCAACATCAACGTCGATTTCGGTACGCTCACGCCTGCACCGCGCTTGACGCTTGATGAAACCAAGCCGCTCGGCACGCGTGACCTCTTCCCCGGCCAGCGTGCGATTGCGGTTACGGAAGCTCGCCAGTTCATCCACGAAGCCTCTACTGGCAGTCCGCTGATCGTGACCGGCAAAGGCTGGCATACGGTGTCCGTGGGAGCCGATCCGGGGGCGTTCGTGCTCCACGGCCTGCGCTTCATCAACGATGCCGGATGGCGCTCCCTGACGCTTTCAGCAGGCGTCCAGTCCTATGGTAACATCGCTCCGGCCTATCGCGTAAAAGATGGCGTGCTGGAGTTTCGAGGGACTGTCCTCAACAGCACTCCGAGCGTGACCACCGACATCTGCGCGATCCCGGCAGAAGTCAGCACCCTCCTTCCTGCCATTATGGGTGCGCAGCCTACTCGCTTCGCCACCTCTCCCATCGTGATCCAGTACAGCAATGCAAAATTGACGTGGATTGCCAATGATGCCGCAGCGGGTGGAACTAACCTGTTCAACCTCGCCAATCTTCGCATGCCTTTGCTCACGGCTCCATAAGCGCCCGTCAGGTTGATCGTCGTGCGAGATAAATACTCGCATGACGATCAACAATAACCTGCCCCATTACGGCAACCCGTATATCAATGCTTCGACGTTTGATGATCTTCGGAGTGTTTCGACTAAGCATCTGACGGACGGCTACTCCGCAATTGTTGCGGGTGCTTTCTCTCCCGCTGACGGTCTGGGCGGTCTGTTCGCTTGGAACCCGCTCTCGACGCTTCCCCACGATGGCGAGACCGTCATTGCACCGTCTGACGGCCAGCCGGGTCGCTGGACCAAGGTGGCGGTCGGTCAGGTCGGCCCGCGTGGTGCTCAGGGGCTCAAGGGCGACATCGGTCTGAAGGGGGAAAAGGGCGAGCCCGGTGACGGTCTGGCCACCGTCATGGCTTCTGGTGGATCGGCTCTTGTTGGATACAGTCGTCCAGTAGCTGGCGCGCGCCCGATGAGCGTAGCCGAAAAGCTTTCGCAGACGTGGCACTTCGCGGAATGGCTACCGGCAGGATACGTCAAAGACGGCTCCGTCGATTACTCCGCCAACCTGCAATCAGCAATGAACGCGCTCGCAGCCGCTGGTGGCGGCGTGCTCCGAATCCCGCAGGGAACGTTCAAGGTCAGCAACATCACCTTCACAAATCAGGTCGTGCTCGAAGGCGTAAATATGCGCGAGACGATCCTTCGCCCCGCCTCGAACGCGCATCAGTTCAAGGTTCCTGCTAACAGCAGCCTTGTCCGCTTCGGCCTGCGCAACATGTGGCTATGGGGCGATAGCACCATCGCTCCCGACAAAGACGGCGTAAACATCGCGCCTACGGCAGCAGGCACCTTCAACGATACGATCTACTTGCAGGACATTACGATCACCAATCAGGGCCGCGCCGGTCTCTGGATGGAAGGCACCTCCGCAGAAGGTCCATTCGTGCAGCGCGTCTACCTCAACAACGTCGAGATCGCGAATAACGGCTCCTACAACATCCGCATCAAGGGGGCAGTCATCGAGGCAACGACGATCCAGTCATCGATCTGTGGAGCGAACATCCTCGACGGTAGCGGCGCAAGCGTCCTGCTCTCCCCTCATGAAAATGGCGTGGGACCGGCGCGCATTTCCTTCTACACCACGATCTTCAACAACCCGCTTCCGAACAGAGCAGGCGTCTACTCTCCTGCTGTCCGTGTCGAAGCCGGAACCGCCGTCGGATTCTGGAACAGCAGCTTCGAGGAATGCGGCATCGGCATCGACATCGTGAAGGCTCGCTCCGTGGGTGTGTTCCTGACCGACTTCGCCAATGGCGGCGGCGTCATGGAAGCGGCGGTCAAAGTAGCGAACTGCGACGGTCTGGCGGTTATCAAGCCGAACGTCTTTGGCCAGATCACCAACGTAGTACACATCACGGGAAACACGCTCGCTGTTCCAATGCCCTTGATCGATCTTGGCTCTTTCAGCGCAGCCAATATCGTCAATACGGTAGCGGACGACTTTGCAGGCCGTCAGGAAATCATCGCCGGGAACATCCGTGCGAGCCGAAAGCAAATCGCACTTGTTGGCGAATCCAACCTCGATGACCAACTCTACGGATTGATCCGCTACGCCAATTCTTCAACTGGCTCTTCCGGCCTCTATGATGGTCAGGAGATTACGCTGACGCGTTGGGCGAACACCGGAACTATCACGGTCAAGCACGGTACGGGAAATCTCCATCTCGCCAACGGACAAGACTTCGTTCTCGGAAGCGCGAATACCTCCGGCTCGATTACGTTTCAGTATAGCGCTGATCGCGCTGTGTGGATTGAAAAGTCGCGTTCGTCGGCTGTCGGAGCAGTCGTGATTGGGGTTTCGACTGTCGCAGGGTTGCCCACAGCATCCGCAAACAATCGAGGCTGGCGAGCAACAGTTACTGATGCAGGTGCAACGACGTTCCTCTCAACCGTAGCAGGCGGTGGAACGAACGTGGTGCCAATCTTTAGCAACGGCTCTGCTTGGATCATCGGCTAATACGGCCAAAGCCGTGCCCAAACACGGAGAGTGCTCATGCCAGATAAATACTGGCATGAGCGACAACAATGACAACATTATCCCGATCCCGCGCGACAACAAGGGGCGTTTCCCCAAGGGCGTTTCGGGGAATCCTCTTGGCGGCAATCAGCCCCAAGCTTTGGTGAAGGCCGAAAGTGGCGGCAAGGATCACACTGCGTACTTCCGGCTAAAGTCGAAGCGCGTTGCCGATGCGCTGCTCCAGATCATTGAGGATGAGGAAGCGCCTGCGGGCAGCCGTGTGAGTGCAGCGAAGACGTGGCTGGAGCGCGCGTATGGCAAGCCCGCGATCACGATCCAAGCTCCCGAGGAAGTCGTCTACGATGGCCTCGACGTCGAGAAGCTCTCCGATGAAGCGCTCGCGGAGATCGTCCGCCTGAGCAGCAAGGAGAAGCGTGGCTAACGCTCGCAAGCTCTCTCAAGCAGAACTCCTGCAAGCGCAGCGCGAGCTTTATACCCGGTCATTCCGAAAGTTCGTGGAAGCTGCGTGGTCGATCATCGACCCGGCACCGTTCATTGCAAACTGGCACATCGGCGTAATCTGCGATCACTTGCAGGCGGTCGCGGAAGGCCGTTGCACGCGTCTGCTCATCAACGTTCCGCCCGGTTCGGCCAAGTCGAGCATCGTCGGCGTGCTCTTCCCAGCGTGGCTCTGGGCGCGCGATCCGAGCAAGCGCATCATCTCGGCTGCGCACAGTCTCAACCTTGCGACCCGCGATAGCCGCAAGACCCGTCTCCTGATCTCCAGCGAATGGTATCAGCGCCTTTGGCCGGTCGAGCTACGCGACGACGAAAACAAGAAAACAGCGTTCGAAAACACCAGCAAGGGTGCTCGCGAAGCGATGGCCTTCACGAGCATGACCGGCTCGCGCGGCAACATCGTCATCATCGATGATCCTCACTCAGTGAAAGGCGCGAAGTCTGCGGCTGAGCGTGCGAGCACGGTTGAGACGTTCTTGGAAGCGGTCCCGACGCGTCTCAACAATCAGGAGCGGGATGCGATCATCGTCATCATGCAGCGCCTGCATGAAGAGGACGTGTCGGGCGCGATCCTGAGCCGTCCCGATCTCGGCTACGTGCATTTGTGCATTCCGATGATCGCGGAAGCGGATGCGACCGTGAACGGGCTCGGCTGGATCGATCATCGCGAACCCGGCGAATTGATGTTCCCCGCCCTGTTCAACGCAGCAACGATCAAGAAGCTCAAGGCGAGCATGGGACCATTCGTGTGGGCTGGGCAGTGTCAGCAGCGACCCGCGCCAGCCAATGACGGCTACTTCGTCCGAAGCTGGTTCAATCGCTATAGGCCCGAGCAGCTTCCGAAGAAGCTCAACTATTACATGACCAGCGACCACGCTCCGGGTGGCAAGAAAACCTCGGACTACAACGTGGTGCGTATCTGGGGCGTCGATGAGAAGCGCAATCTCTGGCTCGTGGACAGCTTCCGCAAGCAGTGCATGACCGACGAGCTTATCGGCGTGGTGCGTGGTGCCGATGGTCGCGTGGAACTGGCTCAAGAGGGCATCCTCCCGCTGATCGCCAAATACCGGCCATACGGCTGGTATCCCGAAAACGATGGCACTTGGACGGCCATCAACGGGTTCGTTCGCGCCGCTATGCTCGACACGCAGGTATACTGCCGCATCGAGCCGCTGGCGCTGAAAGGTGCGGGCGACAAAGAGGGCAAGGCTCAAGCCTATCAGGCGATGGCCAGCATGGGCATGGTCTACCTTCCCGAAGGTGAAGTTGGCGACACGGCGCTCGATGAATATGTGAGCTTCCCGGTCGGCAAGCATGATGACCAAGTTGACGCAGACGGCGCGATTGCTCGTGTCATTGCAGAACTCATGCCTGCGTTCATCGCGACGAGTAGCTCGGCAGGGTCAAGGCGTCGTGATTTCGAGCCTCCGCTTGAGGCTGGCTCTCATTCGGACCTGTGTTGGTAGCGCGGCGGATAAATATCCGCATGGAAGATTATAAGCAGCCGGTTGAGCATACTCGCCTGAAACAGATGGTTCAGGCGTTCATTGACGCGAATGAAACGAACGCAAAGAAGTGCAAGAAAGATCGCGATTACTTTGACGGTAATCAGATCAGTGAAGCGGTTCTGGATGAGCTTCTAAAGCGCGGCCAGCCGCCGATCTTTACGAACCGTGTTGCCTCCGCAGTGTCCGGAATGCTTGGCATTCTCGACAGCGGCGTGAGCGATCCGGAAGCAATGCCGCGCGTCCCGCGCGCTGCCGATGCTGCCGATGTCGTTACCAAGACGCTCCGGTATCTGGCGGATCGCGGCAATTACAAGAAGGCGCGCAAGACCACTTCGAAAGAGTATCTCGTGGAGGGCACGTCCGCGATTGCGCTGGAGTGGAATGGTCGAGCAATCGACGTGCGCGCGATCCGCTGGAGCGAGTTCGTCTACGATCCCTACTCCATCGAGTACGACTTCACCGACGCTCAGTATCTCGGCATCGCGAAGATGATGGATGGCGCGGAAGTCGCGCGCATGTTCCCAGAGACATTCGAGGCTCTTGGCTCACCAACCGGAGACGCCAACGGGCTGGCGGATTTCTTCGGCGATTATAAAAAGAGTTGGTGGGAAGACCCGAAGCGCAAGCGCGTGCGGGTGATCGATCTCTATTACGTTGCAGGCGGAGAATGGCACCGCGCCATCTTCGTTGCGAGCGGGATGCTCTGGGCCGGTCCCTCCGACTATGTCGATGACTTGGGCCAATCGATGTGCCCCCTCAAGGCAGTCAGCTACGAGATCACGCAGGAAGGGCATCGCTACGGCGCGATCCGCAACATGATCCCGCTTCAGGATTCCGTAAACGCACGCAACTCGCGTCTCCTGCACTTGGTCAATCATCGCCAGACCCGTCAGGTCGAGTTGATGTCTCCGCCTGAGAACAAGGAGATCGCCCGCCGCGAAGCCAGCAAGGCTGACGGCACGATCCCCTTCGGCTGGGAAGCGGTTCCGTCTCCCGATCTCGCTCAGGGTCAGATGATGATCCTCCAGAACGATCTTGCAGCGCTGGACCGTATGGCCCCGACGCCTGCGGTTCTGGGGCAAGTTGCGGCGGCAAACCAGTCGGGCCGCTCGCGCCAGATTTTGCAGCAAGCGGGGTATACCGAGCTTGCACGTGGCTTTGGCCGTTTCGAGGATTTCGAACTGAGCGTTTATCGCGCGATGTGGTGCATGGCTCGCCAGTATCTCACGCAGCCGGAAATCGTGCGCGTCACTGATGATCCCCGAGCGACCGAGTTCCTGACGATCAACGAGCCCGTCATCGGGCCGGTGCAGGTGCCCGCAATGCACCCGGTCACGGGTGAGCCGATGATTGATCCCTATACTGGCCAGCCGTTGACCACGGTCGGCACGGGGCAGGTGGGCGTGAAGAACCGTCTTGCCGAACTCGATATGGACGTGATCCTGACGACCGTCCCCGACACGCTGACGCTGGAGCAGGAGACGTTCTCCACGCTGCTCGAATACGCGTCCAGCAACCGTCTCAGCCCGTTCTCGCCTGAATTTTGGGCCATGCTGGAGATGTCTTCGCTGCCCAACAAGCGAGGCACAGTCGAAAAGCTCCAGCGCCTCGCACAGGAAGCTCAGCAGCAGCAGGCAGGCGCACAGGAAGCCGCTCAGGAACAGGCGCAGCAGCGCAATGCGGTCGAGTTGCAGAGCGAGCAGGCCAAGGCCGCGAAGCACTTTGCTGAAGCGGAGAAGACCACGTTCGAAACAGAGGCTCTGCGTGGTGCTGAAAACGGCAAGAAGCTGATGGCTCTACAAACCCTAATGGGTGCTCAGCAGCCTTATCCGAACGGATTCTAAGCTCGATGATAAATAGAATGTTGGGACCGGCCAGTCCCAACAAAGTGCCGCCGACTTATGGGCGTTTCGGTTGTTTTGTGCCGATCACAAGCAGTGTGTCGCCGACATTCATAACGGGCGTTTCGCGATAAGGTCACGCGTAGATGACTGGAAAAGGATTATGGAAGACAAGAGTCTGGACGATTTTTTCAATGATGATTTGCCCGAAGCGGAAACCGCAGAGGTGATCGAACCGGAAGCGGAGGCAACTCCTGAGCCGGAAATTGAAGCGGCTGATGAAGCCGAACACGAGCCCGAAACAGGCACGGAAACGCCACGAGCGGAAACCTCAACAGTCCCCCTCGCAGCACTCCATGCAGAACGTGACAAGGTGCGTGTAGCTCGCGAAGAACTCGAACAGTTGCGACAGAAGATGGCGCAGCCTCAAGTTGAGGCGCGAGCCAATACTCTGCCGAGCGATGTTCCCGATCCTTACGATGATCCCGTTGCGTATCATCAGTATCAGCAGCAGCAGTTGGCGATTCAGGTCCAGCAGCAGCTTTTTGTTCAGAACCTCACCACTTCCCGTGCTCGTGCAGTCGAGCAGTATGGGGCTGAGTATGTCTCAGAAGTGGCCGATTGGGCTGGCGAAGAAGCTACTCGGAATCCTGCATTCGAAGCTGAATTGATGCGGCAGACTGATCCCGCTCTTTGGGTCATCGAGCAAAAGAAACGCTCCGATCTGTTCAAGAGCTTCAGCGCTGATCCCGACGCCTACGTGCGTCAACGCGCTGCCGAACTTGGACTCGCGGCTCTCCAGAATGGTGAAGTCGCAAACACAACCACGGCGACGAATAAACCGAACGGCCCCAAGTCTCTCGCTGCCGCTCGTTCTGCGAACGATGCGGTATCCCTGAAACAGAAAGCTCAAGACGACTTCGACGCCATCTTCAAAAAATAAGGATTAACCAAGATGGCTGATTTCAAACTCGCTCCTGCTTCCGAAAAGCACGTTTGGAGCACCAAGTTCCTCTCCGACTATGTTCGGACGTCTGGCTTTGTGCCTTACATGGGAACTGGCGATACCTCGATCATCCGCGTCAACAAGGACTTGACTGGCCAGAACGGCACGACCGTCCACATCCCGTACTACGGGGCGTTGACTGGCGGTGGCGTGACGGGCGACACCCCGCTCATCGGTGCCGAAGAGGCGATGGCCAACTACAGCATCGGCATCAAGGCGACCCTTCGTCGTCATGCGGTCGCGGTCACTGAGAACGAGAAGTTCAAGACTGATCTCGACATCGCCAATCAGGCCCGTTCGGCTCTCCGCGACAACCGCGCACAGGCTCTGAAGCTCGACCTGATCAAGATGGGCACTGGTGTTGTGGTTCAGGGTTCGTCCGCTGACGCAGACGGCAACTATGCCGAGGACATCGTTAAGGCTTTCGCTGATGCCTCGACCGGTGAGCGCAATGCCTACATCACGGCCAATTCGGATCGTGTCCTGTTCGGCGCTTCGAAGAGCAACAACACCGGCACTTTCTCGACCTCGGCTGCGAATGTCGATGCGTCCGCCGACAAGCTCAGCGCTGCCACGCTGAACCTCGCCAAGTCGATGGCTCTTTCGACCACTTCGCTGGCGATCAACCCCTACCGCACTGATGACAGCAATGGTCGCGAGACTTTCGTTCTGTTCGTCAACACGGAAGGCTACCGCGATCTGTTCAACGATCCGACCATCTACGCTGCGAACAAGGACGCTCGTCCTCGCGACGTGGAGAGCAACCCGATCTTCCAGTCGGGCGACCTCATCTGGAACGGCATCGTGATCAAGTGCATCCCATCGATTGGTGTTCTCTCGGGCGTCGTTGGCGCTTCGAGCGTCCCGGTCGGCAACGCGATGCTCTGCGGCGCGAACGCTCTGGGCGTTGCTTGGGCCAAGCTGCCTGAGCCGCGTGTCGATACCCGTGACTACGGTCACGTGCACGGTCTCGGCATTCTGGAAATCCGTGGCCAGACCAAGATGTCCGTGAAGGGTGTTCAGACCGGCATGGTCAACATCTTCCACGCTTCGCAGCCCGACGCGTAAGCGTAGACCAAGGCAAGACAAAGAGGGCGGTGCGGCAACGTACCGCCCTTCTTGTATTCAGATAAATACTTTCATGAACTGCCTCGACATTATCTGCCGCGCAATGCGCCGCATCGGCGTTATTGCTGCCGGTGAACTTCCTCGCTCCGTTGAGCAGAGCGATGCACTCGACACTCTAAAGGCGCTCTACAGCCGCCTCATCAATGATGGTGCATTCGGCGTCATCGAAGAGCGTCACGTGGACGCTGCCGAAGTTGAAGCAAAGCCGGGTGAGCGGATCGTCATCTATGGTGGCGAAGTCTCTTTCCCAGACATCGCACCCGATTGCTCCGTCATCTGCGTGGTCGATCCGTCCACCAACGATGTCGAGGAACTCATCTTCGATACGCGCACGCAGACGTGGCGCAAGCTTGGCGAACTGACGCTCACCAGCGAAGCGCCGATCTCGCATCGTGATCCAATCGGTCTGGTCTGCGCGCTCGCCATCGAACTGGCTGACGAATACGGACAGGAGCTGTCCGAAATCACGGTGCGCAATGCCGCCCGCTGGCACATGGCTCTCACGCATAATTGGTCGGTAAAGCCGGAGACGCAGCCGGGGGTATATTTCTAATGCCCGCCGTTCCTCTTGGCGTGCAGGCGTATAGCCGTTCCGCATCTTCGCAGCCCGAAACTCGGCTCGTGAACCTGTTCATGGAGAAGGACGAAAGCGGCGCTTCTCCAGACGAGTGGATGCGTCTCCAGCGCCCCGGCCTCACCACGATTGCGAGCAATCTGGGGGCGATCCGCGCCGCCTATCAGAGCGACAATTCCATTGCCGCGATCCCCGTGATCGTGGCCGGTGCCAAGTGGTGCATGCTGCAAGGCACGTCGCAGATCGACATCGGCACCATTGAGAACGATGGTCTTCCGGCGCGCATCGAAGCAACGTTTGAGCGCATCGGCGTAGTGAGTGCGGGCGAGTTTTACATCTACGATGGCGAGACCGTCACGCGCGTTCAGCAGCGCGATCTTGAGGACGCTTCAAACCCTTCCGTCAAGCTGAGCGATCTTGAGACGATCATCGATGTGGACGTGCTCAACGGCTACTTCGTGCTCGCGACATCGACGGGTAAATTCTACTGGTTGGTCCCCGGCGAGACGAGCGTAAACCCGCTCGCTTTCGCAACCGCCGAAGCGCTGCCCGATGGTGCGCTCGCGGTTCGCCGTCTGCGCGATGATCTCTATTTCTTCGGGGCCAATTCTATCGAGGTTTGGCAGGCGAGCGGCGATGCCGATGCTGCCTTTTCGCGGGCGGCTGGGCGTCTCGTGGATCGTGGCTGCATGAGCCGTGACTCAGTGGCGGTGTTCGACAACTCTCTCGTGTGGGTTGGTGAAGACGGCATCGTCTACCGTATGTCGGATGTGCCCGAGCGCATTTCGGATTTCGGGATCGAAGAGAAGATCAAGCGCCGCGATGATCGACCGTCCGCGTGGGTCTTCACGAGCTTCGGCCACAAATTCTATGTGCTGCGAATCCCCGGCGTGGGCACCTTTGCCTATGACGCGGCGACCAAGCTTTGGTGCGAGTTCGCCAGCGTTGGCCAGACCACATGGGCTCCAATCGTGGGCCGCGATACTGCCACTGGAGCAATCGCGGGGGATGCCTCGGGCAAGCTCTACGCGCTCGATCCAGACAGTTCGCTCGATGATGGACAGCCTTTCCTCCGCCTCGTGACCGGCACGGTGCCGATCCCTGCGAAGCCGCTGGCGAACTCGTCACTCGCGCTGGGCGTGGGCTGCGATACTGACGCGGACTTCCGCGTCCGCTGGCAAGACCCGCGCCGCGACTGGTCGCAGCCGGTGACGGTCACGGCACGCGACGGCTCCGACATCCTTAACATCTGGCGGCTCGGTATGACCCGCGCGCCATTCAGAACCTTTGAAATCTCCACCGTCTCCGATGCCATCATTCGCATCAGCGGAGCGGTCGCCAATGAGGGATGGCGCGTATGATCAAGCTCCCGATCTTCAACATCGCGCAGCGGATCGTGACCGAAAAGGGAACGCCAACGGGCGACTTCCTCACTGCGCTGAACGCTGGCTTCAAGGCTGTGGTCAATCAGTCCAACACCAACGAGCAGCTAATCGAGCAGATTCAGGAAGCGCTTGAGCGTGCCGGTATTGCCATCGATCAGGCCAACGATGCTGCCGCTGCCGCGAACGCGGTTGTGATCGATGCTGCGTTGATCAACAGCTACGTGTCCCCGGATAGCGTGCTCAGCGCCTCTCTGGTGGGCACTACGGCCACGATCACGGTTGCCTCCCACACTCGCGTCTATGGCGCAGGAACGACGATTGGCGTCAACGGGGCGAACATCCCCGGCCTGATGCCCTCAACGATCTATTACATCTACTATGTCGATCCTGCGCGGAACGGTGGCACCGTCACCTACTTCGCGACGATTGATCCGACCGATGCGGCGCAAGGCTCTGGCAAGCATTGCGTCGGGTCGATCCAGACACCCGCCATCGGCTCCACTGGAACCGTGGACGGTGTCACCACGCGTCCACCCGGCGTGCCTTATTGGAAGTACCCGTCACCCGATCAGGTCGATGATTCCTGATGCGTACCTTCGATCCAACGGTTCACAACGTGATTGCCAATCACCCCGACACTATCAAGGGGCTGCATTGGCATGGCGAGGGGTTCCTCACCTTCGACAACCTCTGCGAAGACCCGGAGAACTACTTTCTCCTGCACAACGGGTCGCGTGAGTTCACGGTCGAGGAAGTCGCGAACGGAACGCTTCCGGCCGCTTTTCCCACGCTTGGGATCATCGGGGAATGGTCGGCCCCCGGCGTGGTGGAAATCCACACGATGTCGCTGCCCCACGCACGCGGCAACCTGATCAATGATGCGAAGAAGCTCATCCACGAGCTATTTGTCGATCACGGCTTCGACATGATCTGGGGGCGTACACCGTTCGCCAACCCGATTGCACAAGCGTTCAACGCGAAAGTGGGTGCCGTCTCTTGTGGTGAGGGACATCACCCAATCGCGGGCCACGTCGCCTATTTCCGCAACAGCCGTGCTCGATGGCTACGAGATCATTGGTCGCAACCTCTTAGATAAATACATCCATGAATATTCATGGTGAAATCTAATGCCCGGTGCAATCGTAGGCGCAGTAGGTAGCGTTGCCGGTGGCATCGCATCTGGCAAGGGCGCGAAGAAAGCTGCCAAAATCCAAGCTCAGGCTCAGGCTCAGCAGACCGCTGCACTTCAGCAGATGTATAATCAGAACGTCGCGCGCATGACGCCGACTTATGATCGTGGTGAAGCCGCTCAGTCACGCATTCAGACGCTGCTCGGATTGTCGGGCGGCGATGGTGCAGACGCGCAGGCGATCCTTGCCGAAACACCCGGCTACAAATTCGCCGTCGATCAGGCGCTGAAAAGCACGTCCGCGAACGCATATGCGAGCGGGCTGGGCAACTCTGGCGCAGCGCTCAAGGCGCTACAGGATCGCGCCAACAGCCTCGCTACGCAGAATTACAACACATACGTTGGGCAGCTTGGCAACGTCGCCGACCGGGGCGTCAATGCCATGAATGGCATCGTCACGCAGGGTAATCAGACCACTGCTCAGCAGAACGCGGTCACGCAGAACGGTGCGGACTCTCAGGCGGGTGTCGCGATCTATCAGGGCAACAATATTGCCAACATGATCAAGGGCGTGACGGACATCGCCGCCAATCAGTTCGGCTCCAGCTACAAGGGGGCACGCTAATGGCTGATTGGATGAGCCTCCTGCGTGGTGGCACCGAACCGAGCGACATCGCTACGTCTGCAATGGGGCAGTATGATGCTGGCCGAGCCAAGGCGATTGCACTGGCTGAAGGCGAGCGGAAGCTACACGAGCAGCAGCAGTATCGCAGCAAAGTGGCCGAGCTTCTCAAGAACGGCGATGTGAACGGCGCTGCGGCACAGGCCGCGCTCTATGGTGACGACAAGGCCGCGACCAACTTCACGACGATCCAGAAGCAGCAATATGATCAGCGCAGCGCTGGCGCTGGCGCGCTTGGAGAGATCACGCGTGGCCTCGCGGCGCTCCCCTATGAGCAGCGCAAGACTGCACTGATGAGTTCCAAGCCCGCACTGATGGCGATGGGCTATCGACCTGAGGACATCGACGCGTTCGATCCAACGGATGAGAATGTCGCTGCCGTGGCAGGGCTGGGATATTCGGCCCATGATCGTGCGAGCGACACGACGAACGCTTATGATGCGAACACCAAGCGCTTCGAGTCACAGACCAAGCGGATCGAAGTTGAGCAGCCGGTTGTGGTGGGCGGAAGCCTTGTCACGCGCGGCGGTGAAGAGCTTTACCGTGCGCCCGATTACATCAACGCTCCGATGGGCAACAACGTGATCGAAGTGCCGGGAACGTCCTCTTCGGGCTATGTAGGCGGCAACGTTGGCGGCAATCCAGATCAGGTCTGGCGCAACATGATTGGCGTGGAGTCTGGCGGTCGCCAGTTCGCCGCGAATGGTCAGCCGCTAACCTCTCCGAAAGGCGCAGTCGGTCGCGCACAGGTCATGCCGGGAACAGGCCCGGAAGCCGCTGCGGCGGCTGGTCTGCCGTGGGATGAGCAGCGTTATCGCAACGATCCGCAGTACAACGAGGCGATTGGCCGTGGGTATTACAACAAGATGCTCCAGCGCTACGGTGGCGACCCGGCGAAAGCTGCCGCCGCGTACAATGCTGGTCCCGGTCGAGTGGATCGCGCGGTAGCTCGCGCTGGCAAGACTGGTGGCGATTGGACGCAATATGTCCCTTCCGAAACGCAGGGCTATGTCAGCCGCGTCATCGGCCAGCGCTCCACCACGCGCGGAACGCGAGTGATCCAGCAAGGCGTTGATACGGTCGGGCAGCGTCAGGCGGGCAAGCTCAACAAGCCGCCAGTGAATGCGACCAATGCGTTCGTTCAAAACAACGCACAGATTAAGTTGATCGACCGTGCCATCGGCCATCTCGACGCACATCCAAACGCGGTCGGTCCCGGCACTGGTGCCCTTGGCTCGTGGGTCACGAACAAACGCGATCCCGATGGTGTCACTGCACGCGCTGCAATCGGCAATATCGGCGCGATCATCGTCCATGATCTGTCCGGTGCTGCCGTGACCGTCAGCGAAGAACCGCGCCTGCGTCCGTTCGTGCCGCAGATGACCGACACTCCCGAGGTGGCCCGTCAGAAGCTGGTCAACTTGAAACAGCAGATCGAAATCTATCAGAACGAGTATCGCGAGACGTATTCGACACAGAATGGGTATAATGCAGTCGGTCGCTCGGGAGGCGCAACGCGCGTTCCGAAGTCGCACGTCGATGCGCTCCGTAGTGGTCGAGTCACGCCTGAGCAGTTCGATCAGAAGTACGGGGCAGGGGCATCTGAACGGGTGCTTGGTCGCTGATATTGCAAAACTAAGTAGGTCGATGAAGCTATTCCATTGTAGCGCGAACGCCCGCTCCGCACCCGCCTGTCAACTGGGCAAAGGAATCAACCTTTTTGCTCCAAGTGCGCGGGCAAGCTCCGTTCGAGCCTTGTCGTCGTCTTTAGCTACCAAATCTGGGAAAGCGTGCATTAAGTTCTGACGCTGAGCAGCGATTTTATCTTCGAAATTTCTCTCATCTTCGCAGGTTCGATGATAGGCGATGGATTGAAAGAAGTTGTCTGGACCACGAGACTCATTAGTGTTTGCAGAGTAGATGGCTTGATATCCCTCAATGGGAGCTTGAACTCCTGAATGGGAAACAATGTACGCTCTTCTGTAAACACGTGCGTTCGTCGTGGCCAAACAACGTCTGTCGTCTGTTAGTTTGATTTTCGACACGCTGGCTTTGGCCACCGATCCTTCTTGCCATACGCGGTGCTGTAGAAAAGCTTCGTATTTCACGACGACGCGTTCTTTAGTGCCATCCGCATGCTCAGCCATAAATGCAAGGTGACTGTCTCTTACGAGTTCGTCGCCACTCGCGCGAACATCCTGCAAAAGCGGCGCGAGTAAGAGAGTTAGTCCGAACAGCGGGAACACCAACATAACCATATCCTTTCTTTTGAGAAAACGACTCGGTTACTTTGATTTTCCAAGAGGCTATCATGAAGGGATGTTAGCGCAAGGGGAAAGCGCTGAAGTCAGACGGCTTAATAAATAGGAGTATGAATTACTTCGACCGTTTGGCGCATTTGGGTATCGTGTCTCCCGCCGATCCCTTCGCGGCGCTTCCGAACATCACGCTTCCAACCGCCTCACTTGGAGCAGCGGGGAGCGTTTCTCCCGTGCAAGGCAACGCTCTCATGACCGGTCCCGCACCGGCTCCGATGCAATTGGCGGAGCAGCCCGCACCGTATTTCCAGAACGCTCAGGTGGAAAGCGATCCGTTCGCGGGCCTGCCTGAGGATGGCAGCTATGTTGGCCTTGCACCGGTTGAACTCCAGAACGCGCCTGAGCCGGTTCGTGAAGCTCCCGTAGCGCCGCAGGCTGTCAGTCAGCCGCAGCCCGTCTATGAACAGCAGCCCACGCCTGCACCCGCTCCACAGCCGGTTCAGCAGCCGGTTCAGCAGCAACCGTTGCAGCAGGGCGGAAACGTGGTGATCGATCAGGGGCAGTCGGTGCCCACGCCGCAGCCCGACCCTAATGCGGTCGATCCAGAACTGATGAAGCGTGCAGAAGCGCTGCGCAACGATGTGGCGGCGATCCTGAACGGTCCCGGCACGGCTGAGGAAGTTCGCCAGAAACTCGCAGCGCGTGCCGCGCAGGAAGGCCGCACGCTCAGCGAATTTGGCGGGATCGAACAGGCACTCGCAGCCCGCAAGGCTGATCGAGCAGTGTCCGTTGGCATTCAGCAGCCCTACACGCCGACCGAATATCATGGCGAAGACAAGGGCGCGGGAAACGCTGCCGTTGTGGGCGCAATCGATTCAGTCACTCTCGGTGCCGGTGATGAAATCGGCGGTGCGCTTGGTGCGACCGTCAATAGCATTGGCAACGTGGTGGGGCTCGGCAACGGCAACTCGTGGAGCGATGAATACGCGCGCGTCCGTGACGACAATCGCCGCGAATTGGCAGATGCAGAGCACTACCATGGCGGAGCATATCTCGCTGGGCAGGTCGGTGGCGGCATTCTCACACTACCATTCGGTGGCGGTCAGGCTGCGCTTGCTCGTGGTGGCCTCAGTGCCGCTGGCCGTCTTGCTGCCGAAGGTGCAGTTCTTGGCGGCGCATATGGCTTCAACTCTGCCGAGGGCGGTCTTGCTGATCGTGCGACCGCAGCCGGGGAGGGTGCCCTTCTTGGTGGTGCTGGTGGCGTCATCCTTGGCGGTCCAACGAACGCTCTCGCGCGCCGTATCGCGCCCAACCGCGCCACGCCTTCCGCTGGTCGGGAAATCCTCGACGCAGCCGAACGGCTGAGCGTCGGCAATGAAGCGGCGGGCGTGGCTCCCGTTCGACCGCTTGCCGCGCACACTTCGAATGGCGGGCTGGCCTCCGAGGCTACAGCGATGCTGAGCCCGACGATCACTGGTGGCCGTGTTGGCGGTCTGAACCGTGCAATGGAACAGTTCGAAAATCAGGTGGGTGCGACCGTGGGCCGCGTTGCCGATGATGCTGCCGGTGGGCAGGCAGTCGATCTGGCGACCGCTGCGCAGCGCGCGAACGATCCGAACAATCCGGGTTCCCTCGCAGCCTTCGCGGGAGACACTGAAGTGGCTGCGCGTCAGGTCTATGGAGCCGCTGAACAAGCTGCCGGTGGTGCTCGTGTCCCGACGCCTGCGACCATTCAGCGTATCGATGAAGTGCTTGCAGAATGGGACGCGGTTCCGGGTGGCGTTCCCGGTGCGGAGCAACTGCGCGCTCTGCGCGATCAGCTTTCGCGCGGTCCCGATGGCGGCACCACATCAGCGGCTTGGACCATCGAAGGTCTGCGCCGTCTGCGCACCAGTTTTGGCGACCGTATCGAGAGCAATCAGCGCCAGCTTCGTGAAGCTTCTAAGCGCATCTGGGGACCGCTTTCGAAAGACATCTTCCGTGGGCTGCGTGTCGCCGGTCGCGCGGATGCTGCGAACCTGTATCGTCAGGCAGATCGTCAGTGGGCTCGTCGCGCCGAAGGTATCGAAGTGATCCAGCGCGTAATCGGCAAGGATGCTGATCTATCGGCTGATGCAGTGGCGCAGCGCGTGTCCGGTATGTCGGCCAAGGATTATGGCCACCTAAGCTCCGCCCTTGGCCTGATCGATCCCGCGCAGGCGAATGCGATCCGGGGCGGTCTGATCACGAAGTTGGGCGAAGCTCTGCCATCGCGTGCAACGGAGCCGGGTGAGTTCTCGATTGAGAGCTTTGCCACCCGTTGGGCGAAGATGTCGCCGCAGGCCCGTAGCGCGATGTTCACGACGCAGACGGTGCGTGATCTCGATGATCTCGCTCGCCTTGCGGGATCAAACCGTCGCACGACGCGGCTGGGCAACTCTTCGCGCTCAGGCGTCCTCAATGAAAATCTGCGCCAGACTCGTGCGGTCACTGCCGAGACTGTCGCACTTGCGGGCGGCTTCTGGAACCCGACTGTCTGGGCTGGACTGGTCGGTAGCTATGCAACTGGTAGGTTGCTCGCCACGCCGGGTTTTGCTCGCGCACTGGTACGTGCGTCGGAATCTCGCTCACTTGAGGTGCTCTCGCGGCGTCTCTCAGAAGTAGCTCGTCGCTACCCGGCTGCGGAGCAAGACATCTTCGGGTTCCAGAGTGCCATCGCTGGGCAAGCTCCGGCCAACGCGGTGACGATCAAAGAGCAAACGCCAGCCGATCCCTTCGCCGATTTGCCCACCGATGGTGAGACGGTGGAGATCACGCCAAGTGCTCCGGCCACGGTTCCGGCTCAGGAAAGTGCGGGAGATGATCCGTTTGCAGGTATCGAAGATGACGGCGAATACATCGAGCTTTGATAAATACTTGTATGATCACGATCCTGAATGCGCTCACGGCGGTTTATGACCGTCTGGGCGATCCTCGCACCAAGAATGCTATCCTCGCGGTACTGGCCTTGCTGACCGCATTCGGCATCATCGCTCCCACGACCGCGACCGCTCTTCGTGACGCTTTGCTCGCGCTGGCGTTTTGATCGTGCACGAACATCCGGTTTCAGAGATCGTAAAGGCGGTCGGAGACGTGATCAGCATCACGGCGCTGGTGGGCGCTCTCGTGCAGTGGTTGCCCGCACTCGCGTCATTGCTCACGATCACATGGACAGTCATCCGCATCTATGAGACCGATACGGTCCAGCGATGGCTTGGTCGCAGATAGAATTGCACCGGAGGTGGGGATATGAGGTCGAGAGCGCTCAAAGCTGCGGGGGCGGGTTTGCTCCTATCGCTCGTGTCCCAAACCGCTGCCGCTGCCGATCTCGTCTGCTCTCCAACAAGTTCTCAACAAACCTTTGTCGTTGACGGCAAGTTCGTCAGTCAGGTTGCCGCAGCTACGGCAGCAGATGGATTTCGGATCATCACGACGGCGGAGCAGCCTGACGTGATCTGGAACAAGCCGCAGTGGGATCATTCTTCTGCGCGTGCAGGTGGCATGCAGTTGCGCTTTGTAGGCGCGCAGAGCGCTGCGGGATCGTTCATGCTCTCAGGTGGGAACGAGGATTTGGCCTACTCTGTGCACGTTAACACGGACGACAACGGCGTCAGGCGCTACGTCGCCAAATGGACGATGTTTGTTGGGGCACATTCCATCGTAGCGGAGACCGGCACCTGCCGATGAACCGCAGCACTGGCGCGGCGAGCAGAGCCGTTGCCATTCATCAGCGGCCACGATCTTAAAATCGGTTTCGCGATGGTGTGGCGACTGATCGCGCCTATGCGGACGTGCGCGCTCACCACAATGCGGTGATCGACGCTTGGAAGTGTGTCCGGATCGCCTTGCGTGACAAGGCGGACGCTACCTCCTGTTTCTCCACCAAGAGATAAGGCGAACATACCACGGGTGACGGGGTGCTACCTTCCGAGCCCTCGTGCCGATGCCGACGCGAGAGCGACCCAGAATTTTCTCCTCAACGTCTTCAAGATGGTCATCGAGCTTCGCGAGAGCCCGCCCTTCCTCATTGATCCGCTGCTGCTCTGCGAAGATTTTCATGCGGACTTCACCAGCCACGATCCGGAATGACCAATAGGATTTTCCCCCGCGCGGCAGGTCCGCTTCCGGAAAATCTCCCGCTGCGATCATGCGGCGCAAGGTGCTCTCGCTGACATCGAGCACATGGCAGACTTCACGAATCGAGAACTGCTCGCGGACCAGAATCGGCTTCATCGTGACGGAGCTAAAGGGCCGTAACGAATGGATAAAGCGCCTTCGCAAAAGTTGCGGGTGAAAATCGCATAGTTGGTCACCTCCATTTCAGGAGGGCAGAGCAATGACCAAGCAGACCGTCACTTACGACCATTTGGAACAGGCTTTCGGGCGGGTGATCGAGCGCAACCGCACGGGGAAAACGCTTATTCCTTGCCCTCGCGAGGCGATGTTCGCGCCTGCGTTCTTCGTCCTGCCCACCGAGACCGACATCGAGGTTCCCGCCTTCGGCTTGGTGCCTGATCGACTTCCGTTTGAGAGCATGTGGATCGTCACTGCCTACAAGGGCATCGCTGTCTGCGCATTCGTCGAATGGATGCCCGCATTGCAGATGATCCGGCCCGATTACCTTTGGTATCCGCAGCCGATGCCGGGACTGCGTATTCGGACGACCGAATACGAAATCGATGGTGCCGCCGCATGGGTGATCGACGCGACGATTAAGACCTTGCTTCACCACAATCTCGAAGAGGTTGAGAGCCCGGTTCGCAACCGCATCAACCTTCGCCGCGCGCAGCAGAACACCGCAAGTCCCGTGCCGCCCTTGCCGGAGTTCATCCGCATCCGCCGCACTCCCGTTGATCACTCGCAGTCGAGCGGGACGGGGGAGAGGGTATCGCCGCAGGGTCACGAGCGGCGCGGGCACTGGCGCACCTACAAGGCGAGCGGGAAACAGGTCTGGATCAATTCGACCTCGGTCAATGGCGGTTCGCCCGTTGCACGCAACTACCGCCTGAGCGTCTGACAAACTCGGTGTCGTCAGCAAAGCCGCAGAAAGCCGGTGCGCCGGGAAGCGGGAGACCTATGTCATGAAAGGATCGACAATGAGCGAAGTAGAACATGGCAACGTGATGGACATGTATCCGAAGCGGGATGACATCTTGTACGAAAGCGCGGACGGCCAGTGGCGCGTCGTAGCTGTTTCGGTCGCAAAGTCTTCGAGGACGAATACGAAGAGGTATACTTCGAACACCACGCGATCATTCGGCTCCGACTCGATGAAGATGAGTTTCGGTGGAGCGGTGTTTCCGAAAAGGCCACCATTCCAGATGACGTGCGCGCCGCGCAGCCTACGTGCCCCGTTTTGAAGCCGTGGAGGGCAAGATCTATAGCCTCGAACCTCGCGTGCATACCATCGAAACCGCTGCCAAAAACTCGTGGACGTTCGGCGGCATGGTTTGGACGGCAATCGGTCCCGGTGTGGGGGCGCTCGTGGTGTTCCTCCTGATGGTTTACTTCAAGGCGCAGTAAAGGTCGTCCGACTTGAGCTTAGTATCTGCCTTGAAAACGAGGAGCGTCGAGGTACCCTCTCGGCGTGCCACAGCTTTTCAGAGTCTCCGAGATCGATGAAGAGGCGGACATCGCTGAGTGGGCAGGGAAGTTTCCCGGTTCTCACTACGCAGATGTGCGCTTCTTGCACCCAACCCTTAGGGAGGAGTTTGAGGTCGCTCTTCAAGCGGGTCGGGAGGAGGCCATTCAAAAGCTCCTCACGGCGAACCCCTACCTTCTACAGTATGTGACGCCTAACACGGGTCATCACGGCATATGGGTTTTTCCGAAACGTCAGATACGCACCCAGCGTGTAGACGGCACACCGGGTTTGATCCCCGACTACCTTGTAGCCGCTAAGAACTCGCTTGGTTACACATGGCATATAGTCGAGCTAAAGCTCGCCACCGTTCAATTTGCGAAGCCCAGCGGCGAGAGCTACACTCGTGATGCCGCCGATGGCATCGCGCAATGTGCGAAATACCGGGCGCACTTTGCAGACTACATCGAAACCGTTCGAAGCAACATTGGCATCCCCGACGCCATCACGCCTGAAAGCGTCATCCTTCTGATCGGCGATGGCTTGACCGAGACAGACAAACAACGGACCTGCCGCTCCGAGTTCGACAGACTCGGGCCTTCGATGTCGGTAGTTTCCTACGACCGCATTCGTCGAGGCTTGGCCAACGATCTTCGGTTCACGGGTAGCTCCACCTGACGCGGGCTGCGAAGGGGGTGGGGTGGTCGCGGACCTCAACGACTAACCACCGCGACATCTTGCTTAGGCCATACGCCGTCAGAGCCATGAATCACGACGAAGATGCTCAAGAGTAAGCCTGCGGAGCCTACCATTCTCGTTAGCAACCAGATGGCGGCTATCAGGGAGGCAAGATACGGATGCCCCCGCTCGACCAACATCTTAGCAGTTTCGGGTTCGGGGGTCTGGAGCAGGGGCAGATGCCTTCGCTTGCCGGTCCTCGCAAGCTGATCTTCGTCAGCTTCGGTCATCTCGATCCTCCTTCTTGTGGCCAAAGAATTACCCTGCAAATGCAGCGCTCAAGCCGTTTAGAAGTGAGGTGAGACCCCTCCGGGGTGTGGACCACGAGCGGGTTTCGTCGTCAACTGTGTTAACGGCAAAGAATCTGAAATAGTTTTCTGGACTCGCCCTAACCCGCGAAAAACCGTTGATCGCGCTCTTTTGTTCTGTTGGAACAGACACTTAGGGTTCGTTTCGAGTGTTACCCGCGCCCGAATCGTTGGGAAACTGATACTTGCGCGCGTCGAGTGGATGACTGGAAAAGGTCGTTCCCAAGGCGAGGTGCTCATTGGCGTCTAAGGTCGCAACAACACCACGACTAACACTGCACCGAGAGGGCTTCGGAGAACCCACGCCAGCGATAGGAGGAAGGCCAAGATCGGGTGGCCGGTGTTGGCCAGAATACTCGCTACTCTGGGCTCTGGAATGCGCGAAGGCATGAACCGCCGACCGGGCTGATTGTGGTTCGTCGTCGGCATCTGGAATACTCCCACAGACTATTGCGGCAAGAAGAGCCAAGTCGCTTCCGTGGTGGGAGTGGAACTCTGTTGATCCCTTCGGGAATGTAGGCCGGATCAAGGCAGGCGCGTCAAGGGGAGGGGGTGTGCAGCCCGTGCGGCATAGGCTCCTTCACTTTCCGGACGTGAGCGGCGCTGAGCGGTCCTGACGGGTAATGACGGGAACCAAGCGGAAAGAGCGCCACGGTTGTGTCGTCTAATATTTATTTTTGAAGATGGTGGAGAGAGGCCCCTCTGGTCCGACGTTCCTGAAATGTTCTACAATCAGGGCATGACGCGATTCGCTCCTCCAACCACCGACCTCGCCGATGCGATCCTCCAATCTCCCGGCTGGGCACGGCTCGGAATAGCCGTCTCTGATGAGCGATTACGGCAACGTGCCGCTCAAGAGCTTGCACTCTCGATTGTGGAAAACCTGAACCCGCCGCCTCGGGATGCGGGAGATCAGTTGCCGCTCGCGCTCTGAGCCATGGGTGCCAACACCAAGTTCGACAGCCTCTCCGATTACGCCCGTCACCATGCAAACATCCAGCTTACGTGCTGGTGCGACCATATCGGGGTGCTGCACACGGGCAGGGTGCAGCGATGGTTTCGAGTGCATCGGTGGAACGACTACATCGAGGCGAGCGGCTCTCGATTCAGGTGCTCGATTTGTCACGGGCGGGCGCGCCGGATCAGGCCGATCCACCACATGGCGGCTCCGCTCACGTTCCCGGCATGGATGGAGCACGAGCACCAATGGAAAGACTTAGTGGAAAGGCTCCGTGGGTGAGCCGGGGAGAGTGACTATGACCGATGAGGAACAGGCATACTCCAAACGCCTCTATGACGCGGTGCTCGATGTGGTGATCGGGCTCGATGCAGATGATGCGGGCACAGGTGGTTACGTCCGTCCAGACATCATCCGGCTCGTGATGGCCGATGTGGCGGCAACCGTGGACAACCAGTGCGGGGTGACGAAGACGCCTCGCGACCGGCGCTTGCTCAGCGAGACGATGGCTAAGCGCTACACGGCTATGGGAAAGACGCTCAGCGAGAATGCTGAGCAGATGGCGGGATGGGCACCGGCTACCAAGATCGGTTCGGGAACGATGAACTAACGGACGCACCACGTTTTGGTGGTTACTTCCGGACCATACCGCTTCTCAAGCTCGTGCTCGACAGCCCGCAATCGAGCATCCCAAGCATTGGCAGCGTCATCATCGCCACGGCTGACGGCTCGAACGATCTCGTCCGAGATTAG